GTGAAGATTTGACCAATTTTTTCGGTCAATAATGTCAGCTACAGATTTACCATCTATTCCGTAAATCTTCCCTAACTGACGAAAAGAAAATTTACCCGTATCATAAACATCTCTAATTTCATAAACTTGAGATGGCAATAATTTGTTTTTACCATGATTTAATCCGCTTGCGTGATTTCCACGTTTGCGTAATTCACGGTCTTTAGCATTATCTTGATAACTACCAAGATACAAATGTTTTACATTGACGCAAGACGGGTTATCACAATGATGCAAAACATACATATTGTTTGGAATCGCACCATTTTTTTGTTCCCATGCAAAACGATGCGCTAATACCCAACGATTTTTACCTTGAATTCCTAATTTGCCATAACCAAATTTATTAGTTGCGGCAGTCCAATAATGACAATCTGCAAAGGGAATATATTCAACCTTTGCATCAAATCGTTGTTGGATAGATGAGCTATTCATAACGCTTTACATTGGGGGCGGCATACCGCCGCCTGGAGGGGGAGGAAGTCCACCGGCACCGCCTGGGGGAGGTGGAGGAGGAGGGGTAGAAGCAGGGCCGCCCACGGGTGGCAACGGTTGTGTGCCGCCAGGTGGCAATCCAGGTACTAAAGGTGCTTTGTTCATTGCTTGCATCTGCGGTGACATACCGCCAGCCTGTGGCAGGTTTTGCAAGAGTTGCAAGATTTCTGACTGTTGAAGTTCGCCAGTCTTTGCTTTGCGCGGCCCGATCACACCAGTGATAGCGCGGATAGCTGCAATGATCTTCTCGCCTTCAGGCGTTTGTGAACCAATGGCTGGCAAGGCTTGTTCAAGCATATCTTGCGCCATGCCAAGATTAATCATCGAGGCTTCACGGTTTCCCATCTTAGGCTCGGGAGTTGACATGGGTGCGCCCATCGGAGGCGTTGCACCATCAGACATTCCCATTGTGTTATCAGCGGGCGGGGGCAAGCCTCCAGGTGTGGCTTTGTCTTTTTGACCTGCCATCAACTTCATTAACTGATCTGGTGGTACAGCCATAATCAATTCCTAAGTAATTTGCGACAGAATAATCCTCTGTACGCGTTTGTCAAGAGGGAGGGTGATTTTTTTGGTTCCCGACCCTCCGGCAGGACTAGCGGCTACACACAATTACTTGCGTGATTTACGGCCTTTGCGAGCTTTACGCATAGTGCACTCCTTGTAGAATGACGGCCACCAAATTTAAGGGAAGGCAGCCAAACCCTTTTATACCCTGAACAGGTATTCTTAACGACAGCTTTTGCGAGCTTTGCGTGCCATGATATTTTCCTATGAACGTTTGCTACGACCGTAACTTCTTGTTGTGACGTTACGCGGTTCTTTGATTGCATTCACACGATACTGCAAACTCGGTGAATTTTCACCTCTTTTTAGGGACTCAGTAGAAACCCTAGGTTGATCTGCTTTAGGTTGTACTTGATCTGCCATTACGCCGCCTTTGGAACCGCTTTAGGCTTAGGCCCACCCTCTGGTTTAGGTGCAGCCGCCTGTTTGGCTTCCATTTGTTTAAGTTGATCTTTTAACAATTGTTTCATAGGTGGTTCTGTCAGATCAATAAGCGACTCTTTGCTAATTGCCCCGACTTTATGCAACTGGAAGGCTAATTGCTTAGTATCTTCAGTGAATATTGGCGAATTCGAGTGTGCATCAACTTTTACTACATAATCTTTAGTAAATTGTTCTGCAATGAACGGCACACCTTCTGTATCTTGAAAATGCGTCGGATCATAAGCTTGTATGAGCTTGAGATACAACGTTGCAACTTTTTCAAGGCTGTCTTCAATGATAAGTGCACGTTTCTTAGCGCGGCTTGAGCCTAAACGGGCTAATTGACTTGCGTGGCCGGTAGAACGCACACCAGCCTCGCCTTTGCCGGATAAAACGTTGCTAATACCCGACACTTCGCTAAACATATCATCAATTTCGTGAATGACTTCAAACAGATTGCTTGGCATCTCAGGTGCAAGACGCTCGACCTTAGAGTTTGGCATATCGCTTGCAAGCAAACCACCGGCACGGTTAAGAGAGAAGTTCTTCTCATCCAATATGCCAGTAAAGCCTGACAATGCGGTGGGCGGGTTCACTTGTTTGGATAGCAAGTCTAAGACTTCAGCCATACGGTTGTTACGCAAGGCTTGAAGCAATTGCAGCTTTTGAACCTCTGACGCACCCCAAAAATAATCGTACAAAGGGTTTGGACAGAGTTGCGTGAATGGACATTCGCCTTTTAAGAACAACGATGCGCCTGGGCGGTCATAGACAATGACGTCGGGACTAGCCATCGTAACAACCTGATAGTCCATTGTGTCATCGTTCCACACCCACAGCTCGTGCATCTCAACGGTATCTTCTGCAATACGCGCTTTGTAACGGTTTTGGCCGTACAAATCCATGTTGACTTGGCCATACATGGTGGGATTGCTTTGAGAAAGCACAATCCGATTCACCGCATCGGGGATGTCAGACTCAGATACTTTGATGCCTGTGGTCACGCGCTTGACAATGGCTTCGCGCTTAGGATGCGAGTATAGGCGCGAGTACAACTCAGAGCGAGTAATGTAATAACGCTGGCAAATAGCTTCTTGCCGGTTGGTATAAGGCAAGTCCTCGCGCAGCACACCCATTGCGCTTGGTTCAATCATGTACGGGTGAATTCCGTTGTTGTAGACCAGTTTGACAAAGGTGGTGTTGTAGACCAGCGCCCAAGTCAATGCTGTTGAAAATACTTGGTCAGCATTGCTGTTTAGCCATTCGTCGTTAAGTGCCAACGTAAGGCTTGGTGTCTTGCGGTGTTCATCGTGCTTGACCGCAGCACCCAACGCGATACTAAAGCGGGTGCTTTCTGCGGAATACAAGAAGGATGTGAGTTGGTCAAGGTGCGGATTGACTTTGTTAAAGTAAGCGGGAGGCTCTTCAGGCCCCGCGCCAAACAAGTAGTATGCACGATTGATCGCATAATCACCTTTGCGCTCTTCTCTAGACACCATGCACTTCCGCATTAGGTCTAAGTAGACAACCTCGCGTTCACTAGGTGATGATGGGATTCTCATTTTTTGATCTGCAAGTTATCAGGGTCACGCATTGTAGCCCGTGGATCAACAGTAGGCCCATTATTGATCCCTGCGGCACGCGGTGTCAAGCTAGTAATTTCAGCTTCTTTGCCTAAAGACGGTCCAACAGGTCGTGCAAACTGGCCGGCCAAGATGGATTGCATATTCATCCCTTGGAACCCACCGCCCCAGACCGCTGAGTCACCAGCACGGGCTTCGCGCGGCGCGTCCGCTTGCGGTTGAGGTTGGTTTTGGGCATCTTTGCGGGGGCGGCCTCGCTTTTTGGGCGTAGCGTATTTTTCGGCTTCGGCGTACTCTTTTTCGCTGAACTTGTTGTTACGGGTGAGGTAACCGGCTTGGTTTTCACCGGCACGGGTGGACTTGATGTCTGACATTCCGAATTCGTTGGCGAGTTGCTTAAGTTGCTTGTCGGCGGCTTTACTTTTATCGCTTTTAAACCCAGGAGCCTGGAGAAAAACTTGGAGAACATAATCGGTACACCCCTCTGGACAAACGGCCTCATAACCTTCAAAGAAACCGTGTTCTTGACATTTGTAATCGCGTAGTATGCGTGACATATTAATCCCCTAACTGGTCTGCAAGTGTGTCTGAATAGTCTGCGCGGTTCTTGATCCCAAGTTTTAACTTGATCTCGCCCCCAACCACTTGTAGTCCATAGCCGCGCATTGCTAAAGACTTAGGGGTCTTGCGGTACTGCACAAACTTTGTATTGTCTTGGTTCTTCATAATCGCCACATGGCCACCGCGCCATTCATCCCAACCTTTGCTTACCCGCCGCTGAACGTATTCGCTTAAAGGATGGGTTTGCAAGAGAAAGACACGTTCTATGTATTTCTGATCTATACCACAAAGTTCGGCAAACAATTTAATGCTAATGCCACGGTCTTTATCAGACAAGAATCTGTGAATTATTTTCAGCAATTCAGCTTTAGTGTGGATTGTTTTCATTACCATAGACACCAATCTTCTTTAAATAATCACCGACGTTACGCCCGACAGAGAGTTGTTCAGGCGTAAAGTTTTGTTCAACTTTGGATACCATGCGGCTAATCTTTCGTCCAATTAACTGAGGTTGCACCTGTTCGGCAAAAGCAGCAGCGGCCAAAGCACTCGCAATGACGCGATCATCTTTATTGCGCCCAGAGGCTTCAATCGCCCCGCCATCACGCACCACGGTCTTCATCTCTTCAATGGTATCCATATCCAAAATATCCATCATGCCGCGCTCAAAATAGTCTTTCATGTAGGACAGC